GAGTTAAAAATTGTAGTGCTTCGTGGGTATCATCTTCAATAATAAGTCTGGCATAACTATGAGGTGTCGCTCCACTTGCCCCATCATAAGTATGAAACTTCGCCCCTGGTGCCGCCGTCCCGATCCCGACGTTGCCTGAAGTATCAACTACTAATGCATGGTCAGGCGTACCATCACTAGCGGATAATTCCGAATGTCTGTGCAATGTATCCGCCATAGAATTATCAGTTAATGTATCTAACTCTGCGCCTGTTCCTGTTGTGTCGGAATGCGAGACTATAGTGTGACTTTCTGCGTGATGGTCGTCTGTTGTCTGTCCTGTCGTAGAAGCATGGGTCACTGGAAATTGGTCATCAACATATTTTTTATTAGCAATATCCAAATCATTAACGGGAGTTTTGGAAACAAACCCTTTAACGTTATCCCCAGAATGATTAGGGAGTTGTAGGGAACTAACACCAACCGAAGCAACCTCAGCAACATTAACAGGAGCCATACTCTTTAACATCTTATTTGTTTTTTTGTCTACGATAATCCTTCCTCCTCCAAATAAGGTACCCCTGTTTGCTTCGTAGAGCCTGCAATGAGCCCTTCTGTGATTGGATAACGTTTAGAAATACCTTTGGTTCCAGTGGTTCCAGTATCGCCTTTAACTGTGCCTTCTGTCATAAGAAATAGAATTAGTTAGACTTTTTAGTCTTTTCGATTTTTGGTTTTTCTGTCTTCTCTGCGAAATGTGGGTAAACTTTCAATATGGCCTCTGCTCTCTCTTTCTGACCTGTTTTTACGAAGTGGTCATATAGTTTTTTTTGATTGATTTCTACCATTATGTATTTATATCGGTAATCAAAACATTCCCTTTTGGGTCTGTTAGGTAACCAATCCCCCTTGTCCATACTCTGATATTTCTCCCAATACCTGGGTCTACAGTAGTCGTTGCCGTAATTCCTTCGGCCTCTGAATATGTCTGTGCCCTCTTTCCGATTGTAATCAAAGCGTAGTCAGTAGTTACGTTTAAAGAGACTTTAACATTTAATCCTAAAATCTGTAGAACAACTCCTGTCTTAATCTTCTCCGAAGAGAATCCCGGAATACTAGATCCTTTCCCACTAATCAACCAATTAACCAAACTATTATACCCAGTTGTGTCTAACAACAAAGATGCTCCTTCTGGATTATAACCCTGGTCCTTAATTAATTTTTTCGCATGCATTAAATCCTTAACAATATCCGCCGCATAACTCGCCGCGTCCCATTGGTCCCCACCAATTGCAGTAGTTGCGAACGTCTGAATGTTAACAGGAGTTTGTGACTCACTCATTACATCCCATAAGTCAGAGTCTCTATCTCTCACAATTACCTCAGTCAAATCTCTTATAGTAGTTGCGAACGTATCAATTTCAGCATCGGTAATATCTTCCTTATCTAAAAATCCCTCTACAAAATACTTTTTCGTATAACTTGTGTTACGTGTCCAACTCACTTCAAGAGTAGTTGGCGCCGAACCAGGAGAAACATTCTTTGTCGCCGATGGAGTTGTTGCCGTTAGTGTTCCTGCTGTCTTCTGGAACCACCTAACACTATCCCCTTTCATCTTTCTTGTCTGAAATTCTGATAAAAAATTATATTGCTGGTCCCCAAAACCCTTCGCCAACTTATCAATATCTAATCCAAATAAGTCCTGCATCCCTCTTGTATCTGCCATTATATTAACATTACCTCAATTGTTTCCGATGCTGCTGCTGTTTCCAAAGCCTTTCCGAACGCAGCCCCAGTTACAACTTCTGCTTCTGTTGCCGTTTTAATCAAATTCGCACCACTTAAAGAAACCAAACTCCCGGCCGTTATAGTTGTTGCAGCCGCCTTCATATCAAAAACATCTCCAGGACCAACAAACATACTTAATCGTGTTCTTCCATCACTTGCTATCTTTTCCCTTCGTGCAACTCCAGCGAATACATCCGCAGCACTCGAAGCACTCGCAGTCCTTGGGTCTGCTAGTTTACAAATAGTTCCTTTTTCAATACCCGCGCCATCCGCTACAATAAAATCAATTGGTGTACTTGCCTTATGTTTCAATACTGCCTCATTTGCCATATATTCGGTTAACCGAATAACTATTTAAATCTTTCTAAAACTTCCCTTCTTTGCGTAATTGGTATAATTTGATGAAAATCATCAAAATAATGTAAAATCGTAGTTCCCAACCAATCATAATCTTTCTACCCCGTCGATGAACTTGTCTTTTTTGAATGGTCCGAAGTGTACTGCTACCCATTCATGTTTTGCTGCAACTTCTTTAATTCTTTTTTTTATCTCTTTTTTAGATGTTTCTGGGAATACGCACTCAAATGTTTTCACTTCTCTAGGCATTAATTGGACTGCTCCTATTTTCTTCCCAGTAATCTTATTCTTAAAATTAAAATATATGTCCTGTAGGTCTTCGATAAATCTTCTTGTTAATTTAGGACTTCCCCTCGTTACAAAGTAGAGATGCATTATTTCGTTTTTAACTCATGAGCCTTAGCCATACATAAACAAGCCTTTTCCCATTTCAACTTATTTTCAGTCATCTCAATCGCCTGTTTTAGTTCATTAATACTCGTCAACCAAAACGCCTTTTCTTTAGAAACAATAACTATATCATTCTTTTTTGTCATTCAATTCCCCCGATAGCGCCTTCTCTGCGTAGTCCTTATTAGAAATTTCTTCTTTTGGTTTTGGTTCTACATGTCCGCCTGCTGTACCCGATAACATTTCATTCGCGGCTAACTTCTTCTTTTCTGCGATAACTTCCAGCTCGACTTTCGTAACTTCCTCACGCCTCTTAACAAGTTCAAGAGCCTTATCATATTCAGAAATAGGTTCATCGTTGTTCTTAGGATTAGTATTATCTTCCTCTCCTGGTGTGTCAGTCGGGTTTGTTTGTTCATCGGTCATAAGATTACTTGACACAGGGGTTTATAAAACTTTCTACATTGGGAGAAGTTGGAGGACCATATTCCCCCCTGTACCAGTAAGAACAATATAAATTAACTTCTCAACATATAACAACTTAGTCTCTACACAGGAAAGCCTCTCCTGTAATGATGCCATTATAGTCCAGCTCTCCTTCTATAGGCTAACTCTATCATCTCATAATTAGGAGGACTAACTGCTAATAGGCTGTTTCTCATCTCTATATCTAAAGTATCTCTCTCCCCTCCAGCAGCATAAAATGCCTCAAACTCTGCTAGGTTTGGTAGTGCAGTTTCAAACTTTGCTAAGTCTTGGCTTGTGTCTAGTTTCATTTGTCTGTATGCTTGGTCTATTTGTGCTGAGACTTGGTTGTATTGTGCTAGATAGTTTGCTTTGTTTGCTGGGTCATTCTTTGCTAGAGTTGCCCAGTCTTTCATAGTTTGCTTCCCTTCGTCTAAGACTCTCTGCTGTGCTGTGGTTGTGTCCCTCCTCTGTCCTTTAAAATCACTTATCATAGAACTAGATAAACTAGAAACAAAACCAGCTGCTCCCCCAATTGCTGCTCCTAAAACTGCTCCTCCCCCTGTTCCTAAGGGTCCCCCTGCTGTACCAATCGCTCCTCCTATTGCTGCTCCTCCTCCTGCTACTAGTCCTGCTTGTTTAATAGCTGAGGGTATTGCATCAGTTAGCCCTGCTGCCAAGGCTGCTCCTGTGTTAAGTCCTGTAGGAGACACTCCAAGCTCTCCAAACTGTCCAACTCCTCCTGCCAGTTGTTGTCCTGCTGCCAGTTGCTCCTGTTGTATTCTTCTTGCCTCAACTCCTGCAGCTGCTCCCACTCCTCCCTGTGCTGCCCTTATTCTCTCTAATTCTAACTTACCCTGCTCAAATAGCTCTGGTGTTTGTATAATTTGATTCCCTTGTGCATCTGTAATAACTGGGTACCCCTTTGGATTCTCTGCAGCAGAGACTGTCTTGGGAGCCACTTGTTCTGGTGTCTCTGGTACTGGTGCTTTTATGGCTGCTGGGTCTGTCTCTCTTTGTAATGGAAGACTACAGGTGCCTGTGACATCATCCCATGTTCCCCCAGCACTTAAACACTTTGCTCTCTCTCTCTTGTTTCTCTCAGCTTTTGCTGCCTCTTGGTCTTTTCTAAAAGATTCCTGTGGGTCTGTTATGATTGTACCCTGTCCGAAGGTTCCGTTTGGCATTATTCTCTCTCCAAATCAGCAATCACATCATTAGGCTGGATTCCAATTTGTCCTGTGTTCTTGGACTCGTCTAGTTCCATCCCCCCTAGGCTTGGTGGTCTGTTGAATTTAATTCTTATTCCTGCTTGGTTCCATAGGTCTGCCTCTAGGTCTCGCTGTTCCTTAGAATATATAGGCTCAAAAATCACATGTCCCATCTTCCCCCCTACCTCACTTGTCCCATCACTTGTAGCTATTGCTCTTGGAACTCCTCCAGTCTGATAATTAAGATTCTCATTGTACTGTAGCCATGGCTGTCTGTCCTCACTAGACTTAGATGGGTATGGCTCTACTTTGGCTGTATCTTCTGGAAGTCCAACCATCTCTCCATTTTTTACTGCTTTTTCTATTTGAGAGTTCGCATAAGAAATTTTACCTGCATTATTAGTCTTATAATAAACAATACCCAAGGCTTTATCTCTGTGCTTTATTACTCTCTCATCTGCATGTGCTTCTATAATTGTGTCTATAATTGTTTTGTTAGACTGGATTAGGGAAGTACCATGCACTTGGTCTCCTATCCTTTTATTATGAGAGTGTATAATAGAGTTTGGTTTCTTATGTACCCACTTGTTTCCATTCCAAATCTCATACCTTAAAATCCTTGCTCCCTTTACAACTACCTTAACCCTCTCTGGACTTATTGGGATTAGGTTTATTATTGTATTCTTTAATGGTATTCTGCTCCTCACAATTTCCATAAAAGCATCTCCTACTGCTAACTTCACAACTTCATGGTTCCACATAATTGTGTCAAAGGTATCTTTACCCATTCCTGTCACATGGTCTAACTCTGCCTTTATGGTCCCATCCTCTGGCTCCCATCCTCTTCCTACACTCCATGTTGCCAAACTGTTAATAGGAGATGAGACTTGTGGGTGGTTTAGGTAATAACCAAAATTCTCTGCTGCCTTATCAAAATAAACATAGGTCTCCTCATTCCCATCATTAGAGGCATCTAAGTTCTTACTCTGTACTATAAAATCTGGGACTTGGTTTGTGAAGTCTGTTGTGGTTGCGCTGTTCATATTCATTGCCATTATATGTCTAATTTAAAGGGTACTGATATTTTAGATGTTGTGGTTATGCTTAGGTTTCCGTCTGTTCTTCCTGCTGGGTCTATTCCCAAATATCCAGCGGTCGAACCTGCTGTTCCGTAAGACACTCTTAACCTTAACTGTTCTCCTACTGGTATGAGTTCGTTAGTAATCGGAATCCTAAAGTATATCATGGTTGGAGCGGATAAAGTTTGTGATAGAGTGACTGTACTTCCCAGTTGGGTCTCACTACTTCCATCCCACTTATATATCTCTGCTGTTGTTACGTAGGTTGAGCCTGCACTCCCATCTATTGCCAATGATACTAAAACTGTTCCGTTGATTGTTCTTGGGATTGTAAAAGGAGTTAGATCATAATCTTGATCTTCTGTTGAACTTAATACTGTCAGGAATGGACTATTTGAATAATCATTATTTGGAGTTAGGTGATAGTCTTTGCCTCCACTATCCTCACTCTCTATCAAGTAAAAATTCTCATAGCCAGTACCATTGGCTACATCTACGCTGTCATAATTAACTAATTGAGGACTAGTGGTTGTGAATGGTTGGGGGGATAGTTCTACCATTA